GATCGATTGCGGGGTTCATCGCGCTCAAGGGCGCCCTCGCGGGCCTGACCTTTGTCGGGCTGCTGGGCCGGGGCGGCGCTCTGAGCCTGCTGGCTGCAGGCTTCCGCAGCCTGTTTCTTGTTGCGCGTGCCGGGCCCCTTCTTGCGGTTGGCTCGGCCCTGTCGTTCCTGAGCAACAATTGGCAGGGCGTCAAAGCGGGGATCGATGCCTTCAAGACCTCCTTCTCAAGCGCGATGGGGGCCGCAACCCCTGCGATCGAGAGGTTCAACGACCTCGTGGGGGGCGCTCTATCGTGGTTCAATCGGCTGACGGGGCCGATCGATCCCGATCTGTGGCTGCGCTGGGGGTCGGCCGCAGGGACTGCGGCGGCAGGTGCGGTGGCGGGTCTTGCGAGAGCTGCATCTGGCCTGCGCGACTTCCTGTCAAATCTGGTTGTTGATCCGCAGGTGGCGCTGGTTCAGGCCGGGCGTGCTGGCTCCAAAATCGCCGAAAGTCTCATGGATGGAGTGTTGGCGGGCTGGTCACGCGTCAAAGGATGGTTTGACGGGCTCGAGCTTGATCTGAGCGATCTTGCGTCGAGCGCAGGTGTCTCGATTGGATCGGTTGCCGCGAGCCTTGCCAATTCCGCAATCGCCGCGCTCCGCTCCGGTTGGGCCTCGATCACGTCTTATGTGGGCGATCTGGATTGGGGCCGCGTTGGTGCTGCTGTGGCCAGCGGCATGCTTGCGGTTTGGAGCGGCCTTGGAGAGCTGGCGATTGCGTCGATATCTTATTCCTGGTCGTCATTGGCCACCTTCGTGGACGGGCTGGATGTGGACTGGTCGCAGGTCGCGGCGAACATCGTGCTTGGGGTGCCGCAGGTTGCTTACGGCCTTGGCTCGGCCTTGGTGCAGGCGATGGCCGGTGCGTATGGGGCTGTCCATGACTGGGCCTCGACCGTGACGGTGGATTGGGGCGCGGTGGGCGAGACGATCGGCGCTGGTGTCGGTCGCTTGATCGGTGTGGTGGGCGGGTTTCTTTACGAGACCTTCACCGACATCTGGACAGGTGTTGCGGCCTGGCTTGCCAGCGATGGTCCGGGTGTGGATTGGGGTGGTGTGGCCGGCTCAATCGTCGACGCCGTTTTTGACGGCATCGGCGCTGCCTGGCATGCGTATTCCGACTTCGTCATGGGGCTGCTGCGCGGTCTCTTCGGGGAAATCCCGCCAGAGGTGTTCGAGGCCGGCTCAAACCTGATCCAGCGGCTCAAGGACGGGGCGGTGCAGGCATTTGATGACTTTCTGGCCTGGGTCACGGGGATCCCGGGGCGCATCCTCTCGGCCATCGGCAGGATCGACCTGTCCAGCCTGATCGACTTTGGCGAGCCCCCGGGCTGGCTCAAGTGGTTGATCGGAGAGGACGAGGCTCCGTCGCCTTCGGCAGATATTCAGGGTCCCCCCGCCAATCTGCCGACGGACCAGCGCAACGCGGCGGACACGCTTCTCGCGGCGCAACAGGCGGGCGAGCTGCCGACACCAGAGTATCTTGCAGGGCTGTCGGGATACGCAGGTCAGCTCCGAGACGAGATGGCTGGAGTGCAGGCGCAGATCGCACAGATCGACCAGAATGGCCCGATGGGGCAAACGCTGGCGGCACCGCTGCAACGGGACCTGTCGCTGCTGCAGGAGGAACTTGCGGCCGTAGAAGCAGACCTGGCCAAAGGCCGCTCGCGTGCAGCCGAGGTCACCAATGCTCTGCGCATGTTGGGCGATACCAGCGCCACCCCTGAGGTCAGCACGGCCTCGATCGATGCAGCGCTGGCCCGTGCGCGTGCTCTTTCCACGGAGCTTGCCGGGCTCAATCGCCCCGGCGCGACACCGGGTGCAGCCCCGGCTGCCTCGGTGCCAGAGATCGACGGCCAGCGGGCCAGGGGGGGCCCGATCAGCCGAGGCGGCACCTATCTCGTGGGCGAAGACGGCCCCGAGCTGATCACCGCCAGCCGCAACGGCTATGTGCACCCCAACGGTGAGGGGCCTGTGGCTCCGACTGCGGCGGTCACCTCGAGCCCTGCGTCGATCACGGTGACGGTCGGCGACATCGTGATCTCCCCCACCATCAGCACCACCGAGCGGGTTGATCCTGCCCAACTCTCGCGGGAGATCGGGCGGCAGATGCGCGACGAGGTGCGCGAGGCCTTCCGCGGTGTGTTTGCCGACACAGGCATGAGGTTTGCGTGATGCTGATGATGCTGGGACCGCTGCGCTTCGAAGTCGTGCCGTTCAATGCGGGCAGCTATGACCACGGCCACGCCGCCGGCTTTGCCGAAAAGCCGGTGCTGGGCGCCCGCCCCCCGCTCGAGTTCGTGGGCGAGGGTCCGGAAACCTGGACCCTGAAAGCCAGGCTCTTCCCCGAGACATTCGGCGGGCTGTCGGAGCTGGACATGCTCTACACCCTCCGGGCCTCCGGCGCGCCGCACTACATGATGCGCGGCGACGGTGCCGTCATGGGCTGGGTGGTGATCCGCACCGTGACGGAGCGCTCGAGCCATCTGGGCGCAGGCGGGGTCGGCCGCGTGATCGACGTCGATATCGAGGTGGCGCGCAGCGCGCCGCCCTCCGCCACCACCTTCTTCGCGCGCCTGGCGCGGGTCTTTCTGCCGGAGCTGACATGACAGACATCATCGAACGCGTCACCGTCGAGGGTGATGGCCTCACAATCTCCCTGATCGTCTGGCGGCGCTTCCACGGCGCCATGCCAGGCCTCGTCGAGCGGATTTACGCGATGAACCCCGGGCTTGCCGCGCATGGCCCAACCCTGCCCCTGGGCACGTCGGTCGTACTGCTGGTCCCGGCGCCTGACCTCGCCCACGACCCGGCGCCCGATCCGGCGCAGGTCCTGGCGCCGATCCGGCTCTGGTAACAGCGGAGGGGGGCATGCGCGCAGCGTTCACCGTCACGGTCGCCGGGACAAACATCACGACAGCGCTGCTCCCGGTGCTGCTGAGCCTGCGGGTCGCGGACAAGGTCGGCACGCATACCGACAGTGCCGATCTCGAGATCGACGACACCTCGGGCCAGATCGTCCTGCCCCGCAACGGGGCAAAGGTCGCCATCAGCCTCGGCTGGCAGGACCAGGGCCTGCGCGAGGTGTTTCGCGGCACGGTGGACGAGGTGAAGTCCTCGGCAAGCCGCGGGGCGGGTCGCCGCCTGCGGATCAGTGCGAAAGGCATGGACACCACCGGTCCCGCCAAGGAGGGCCAGCAGCGCCACTGGGACGAGGCCACGGTCGAGACGATCCTGAGCGATGCCGCTCGTTTTGCCGAGGTGGCGAATGTGCAGATTGATCCCGCGCTGCGCAGCCTGTCCCGCAGCTACTTCGAGATGCGCGACGAGAGCTTCGCTGCCATGGGTGAGCGATTGGCGCGCGAGATCGGGGCCAACTTCCGCATCGTCGACGACACGGTCATTCTCTCCCGGCGCAACGCCGATTACACCGCGGCCGTCCGCGCGGCATGGGGTGACAACCTGCACAGCTGGGACATTGCCCCGCAGCTCGGGCGGCCGCAGTTCAGCGGCGTCCGGGCGCGCTGGTATGATGTCGAGAAGACCGGCTGGCAGGTGGTGGAGCGCGCCACAGGGCTGGATGTTCGGGCGGTCCATTCCGGGCGCCTGTCGCTGGCGGGGCCAACCCAGGCCGTCCAGCAGACCGACAGCGATGCGGCGACAGCCGAGCGCGATGCGGGCGAAGGCTCTGTCGTGATCGAGGGCAATACCGCCGCCATCCCCGATGGGCTGTGCATCGTCTCGGGGACCCGGCCGGGTGTTGACGGCGCGTACCGGATCGAGGCCGTGACCCATACGCTCAGCCGCGCAGGTGGCTTTGTCACCGCACTTGAGCTCAAGCAGCCCCGGGGCGGCGCAGGGGCTGACCCGCGCGAGGCCACGACCCCGCCGGTGGCGAGGGCCGAGGTCGCGCCAAGTAACCCACCCGCATTCGACCCAGACCTCTCCGGGCCGCAGTAACAGAACAGGACAGCACATGGCACAGGAATGGGTCGCAGGGATCCCCACCGTGGTTTACTTCATCATCGGCATGGGCGGTGTCGCGGGCGCCATGCTCGCCATCATCAAGCTCTGGCAGACCATCCGGCCACGTCCGGACACCACCGAGCGCGACATCGAGACGATCCGCGACGACGTGCATGACATTCGCGCCCGTGTCGCCGCCTTGGAGATCGAGATCGCCAAGATTGACCAGCCCTCCATCGCAAAGCGCTTTGACGGCCTCGAGGGCAAGATCGACCGGCTCTACGAGTTCCTCCTCGACCGTTTCTCAGACGGAGCACCCGACCGAAGGCGGTGACGGGGCCTCGGTCTGGGTCCCTTGATGCCCATTTGATCGGGCCCATCTGGTTTGGTGCAGTCGTAACAATTGGGGGAGAGCAGAAATGACAGATATCGAGGACGTTCTGGCGGAAATGGTAAAAGCGGCTGATCCAGTGGATACAATTCGGCATTTGGTGCTCGCCCATGGCGGAACCTGGACAGATGCGGAAAACGCCACCGGCTTGTTTGAGGTCCAACTGGCTGGGTTGGTAGGCATTGGGCCGTCTGCTGCAACCGCAGTGGATGATTGGCTGCAGCAAGCCAAAAAGACCCTGGGGTAAGGACCGCCCCTCGCCCGGAAATACTGCGCTCGGCGCGCGAGCATCAATCTTCAACACGCATCACACAGCCGTCCTTCGGGGCGGCTTTTTTTATCGGAGACCGAAATGACCCCCTATGAGATTGCCAAAACCTATATCGGGACCACCGAAGGCTCCGGACCGCAGAACAATCCGGTGATCGTGCAGATGTACGCCACCGTGGGTCATGATTGGGTCGAGCATGACAGCGTGGCCTGGTGCGCCGCCTTTGTCGGCCATTGCGTCGAACGCGCCGGCCTGCGCTCCACCCGCAAGCTCAACGCCCGGTCCTATCTGAATTGGGGCGTACCGGTCGATCTGGCGGACGCACAGGAAGGCGACATCGTGATCTTTACCCGTGGCGACCCGAGCGGCTGGCAGGGCCATGTCGGCTTCTTCGTGCGCAAGACCCCCGCCTCCATCGAGGTGCTCGGGGGCAATCAGGCCGATGCGGTCAACATCAAGCGCTATTCAAAGACCCGGCTGCTCGGCATCCGCCGGGCCGGCAGCGTCGCACCCGCTGTGACCCTGTCGGTGCGTGACGTCCAGCAGCGGTTGCGCGCGCTCGGCTATCATGAGGTCGGGACCGCCGATGGCATCATGGGGCCCCGCACACGCGCAGCCATCCTCGCCTTCCGGCAGGACAACGCGCTCACACTAGCCCCGATCATCGACACCGCTCTGATCGACGCTCTGGACACCGCGCCGCCGCGCGACATTGCGGCAGAGCGCGCCTCCGGCATGCCGCGCAACAGCCGGATTGTCACCGCCGCCAATACCCAGATCGGATTGGGCACTCTGGGCGCGCTCGGAACGCTGAGCAGTCAGATCGCCCCTGCCTTGGCGCAAGCCGAAGGCGCGCAGGGCTTGGCGCATCGTTTGATTGCCCTTCTGGGTCTGGACGGATGGCTCCCCGCACTTCTGCCCTGGATCGGGGCAGCTGTCTTTCTTGCGGTGGTCTACGCCGCCTGGCGCGCGCGAGCCGCCCGGATCGTAGACCACCGCTCGGGGAAAACGCCATGATCGGCGCCGTCGTCACCGCAGCGATGGGGAGGGTCGGTCGCAGTCTGGCGCGCGTGGCCAGCCTCGCCGCGGGCATCGCGGTTCTCGTCTGGGTGGCCTTGCGCCGCGGCCGCAACGACGCCCAGACCAAAGAGACCCTCCGTCGCGCCAACGCCCGCATCACCGCCCTGAAAACCGCACGGGATATCCACCATGACCTGCAAGACGCGGATCGCGATGATCTTCAGCGCCGCGCTGACCGCTGGATGCGCGATTGACACGCTCAGCCTGTATGATGAGTGCGATTGGTCAGAGCCTATTCGACCATCGCGTCAGGACGTTTTGAGTGACGTGACGCTGGCCCAGATCGTCGCGCATAATGAGGTGGGCGCGCGGCTGTGTGGGTGGCGGCCATGAAATTGTTCTTTAGCGTTCAGTTGCGGCCGCAGCACTGCTTGTATTTACGGCCCGACCCGCAGGTGCATGGATCGTTTCGGCCGGGGCGCTTACCTGCCTGAAACGGCTGGCCCGGCAGGTTGGCTGGAGCCTGTCCGGCGAGTTCGGGGCGAGATTGGTGGAGAATCGTTGCCGCGCAATTCGGGATCAAATCAGGCGCCTCGAGGTCGATCTCGTCGATCTCTTCCTCCGAGAATTTGCTATTTCCGGTATAGATATTTTGCAGCGCCATCATGAAAATCAGCGTCGCTTGTGTTTCCTCATCGGCAGCGTCGAGCAGGTTTGACCCGGCATCCGGTCTGAGGCCCATCGCGCGGGTGAAGCCATCGATCCAGTGCTCCCACATCGTCTCGTCGCTGTTGGGGTCAATCTCGTAGATAGGTTCAACCCGGAGCCTGCGTGTGATCGCGTCGGCAACGGAATTGTAATGGGCCATGACGGCACCAATTGTTTTTTCGGCCATCTGCTGGTCAGCAAATGCGGCGTCGCCGGTTTCTCCCCAGACATGAGGCAACCATTCCGATGGTGAAATCATGTCCGGACAGGCCAGTACGCCGGTTACATATCCGTCCAGCTCGCTGAGCGTCATGGGCATGTTCTGAGGGGGCAGTGCATGCAGCAACTGGCTCAGGTGATCGAGGTCTTGATCGGATTGTCCCATGTAAATTCTCCCAGCATTTCCGAGGGTTTTCTATCCTTGCGTTTACCAAGTCGCAATCCGGCGCAATCCCGGCATTTGGAGCGAAACATGGCGACCACTACTGTGACGGAGGGCCCGGCTGTGCTCATTGGCTACGCGTGGCGGCTGCAGATTGAGGCGGAAGCGCCGGTCTTTGCAGAAGGTGCAAGCTATACGGGGCAGATCCTCGAACGGCCAAATGCGGCAGAGGTTTTGGCCACGCTCACCAGTGCCGATCACGGGATCATACGGATCAGCGCTACGGTTCTGGAACTGGCGCTACGCCCCGAGCAAACTGCAGGTCTCGCGCCCGGACGCGTCGTGCTTGATCTCGTGCGCACCGATCTCGCGCCCGATCTGCATCTGGGCTTTCTCTTGGAACTCCCGGTCATCCTGCCGGTGACGCGCGGGCTTGCCCCATGAGTGCCGCCATCTCGCAAACAGGGCCCATCACCATCACCGCCCCCATCAAGGTCCGCGTCGTCACTGGGCCGTTGCGGATCCGTCTTGGTGGCCAGCCAGAGCCGGAGGGCAAGGTCGGACATTTTGGGGTTGAGCTAACGTCAGGGGTGTCTAACGGTTTTTGTGTATTCGCACGGAGTCAACATGCCACAAATTATCTCACAAGACACCACTTGGGCATCTGGTCAAGTCGTCGAGCTAACTGAAGAGGTGCAGGTAGCGGCTGGAAGTACTCTGTATCTGGAACCCGGTGTTGTTGTTAGTGGCGGAAGCCTTGTGGTTGCTGGGAACCTTGTATCCACAGGTTCAAGTGATTTGCCGGTCAAGTTCAATAATGTGCAAGTTACATCTTTGAATGGTGCTAATCTCGTTTTTGATTATTCTTGGTTGGATGGGTCAACTACTGTTTTTGATTTGGGTGGTGTCTCTTCTCTATCTATTAATAGGTCAGTTTTTTCGAATAATGAACGTGTTTTTTATGATGAGGGGGGTTACGAAACATATAATATTACCAACAGTGCGTTTCTCAATAATGATGCAGTTTTCTTTTTGTCCCGGTTTACAGGTGATAGCGAAATAAAAGGGAATTATTTTTCTCATAACAATGAGATATTCATGGGGGGATATTTTTTCGGAACGACCCTGTTAACAGGTAATAACTTTATAGATTTCGAGTTTCTCATTGAAGCTCCTGCACAGGGATTCGGGTATGGCAGCGTCATTTTTGAAAATAACTATTATAAAAATCCATCATTTGAGAGTTTGGGATCGTTTATTCTTGATGGTACAACGGATGTAAGTTTATCAACTCTTGAATTCAGTCCTGCAAGCGGGTTGCAGCCACTTCCTGAACTCCGATTTGTAGACTTAAATAACTACAGTCCACTGGGTCTTGTTTTGGACGGTTTGGACATTCCAGATTTATTGGTCGGTAGTGAGGGTAGCGACTCCATCTCCGGTTTTTTAGGTAACGACACATTAACTGGTAATGGGGGCAATGACCAAATACTTGGTGACTCAGGTATCGACACCGCAGTGTACTCAGGCAACCAAAACAGCTACAGCCTGACGCTGTCACCTACAGGAACAACGATTGAGGATCGCAGGGCTGACGGTAACGGTACTGACACACTAAACAGCATTGAATTTCTAGACTTCGACGCAAACTTGGTGGGTAGCTTTGAGCCGTTTAACCTACAGCAGTTTGGTGGTGCCTCGGGGCTATCTGCGCAAAACTTCGAGAGCTTCATTGAGTTCTACATCGCGTATTTTAACCGTTCTCCTGACGCTGTTGGCTTGAATTTCTGGGGTACTGCTTTCGCCAATGGAGTAAGTCTGGAAGATATGGCTAGGCTCTTCTGGGACCAGCCCGAAACTACAGAAACATACTATGACTTTTTATTAAAACGCGGTGATTATGTTGTCCATGACATAATTGAGGATATTCCATCCTTTGTCACTGAGATTTACACAAATGTCTTGGGAAGGCAGTTTGATCAATCCGGTTTTGACTTTTGGGTAGATATGCTAACTCGTGGAGACATTACTGGGGTACTCCCGCATCAGTTCATACTTGAGGTCCTAAGAGGCGTTCAGGACGCATCACCTGATAGGGCATATCTGGACACCAAGGTTGATATTGGCGCTTACTTTGCTGTTCACAGGGGCATGTCTGACACTGATAATGCTTCTGCAGCTATGGCGCTGTTTGATGGCACTCAGGGGAGCGTGACCGACGCTGTGGCTGCAATAGATGGCTATTATCAGGACGCTCTTGATCCGATTAATGGTGAGTTCCTGATGCAGGTGGTTGGTATACTGGATAACCCGTATACTTGACAAGGCGATCGCGTTTGGCGTTAAGCCATTGCTTTTTTTGAGAAACGAGCGCAGGAAGTTGTCATCCCAGCCTCCCAACTTCAACAGCTAAACGCGTAAGCGATTGATATTGTTGAAGTGGGATACCCACTTTTGCCACAACATGGCCGTTTCAGTTGGGTGTTTTCAAGTTCAGAGCGTCGAAGAGGTCCCCCAAGTTCGTCAGCAAATCGTCTAAGTGATTGATATTGTTATGGCCAGGTCTGCCATTGTGTGACTACCGAGAAGGGATCAAGCGGGTTTTGGGAT